TTATTTTGTATCCATTTTGTATCCATGAGTTCCAAATTTATTATTTTTAAGCTTTTTTACAGCATCTTTCTGCATTGAAGGAACTACATGTGAATATATTTTTAAAGTGATGGTAACATCATGATGGCCCAGTCTTTCCTGGACAACTTTTGGATTTTCTCCTAATTGAAGCAACCAGCTGGCGTGAGTATGTCTGAGATCATGAAACCTCGTTTTGGGTTTGTCCATCTTCTTAACTTTTCTCTTAAATTTTTTAGTTACTAGATCCGGCCTAATTTTCCGACCATCTTCATGTAAAAATACAACTTCTTCTTTATTATAAAATTTAAATTGTTTTTTTAGGAATCTTTTTAATAAAGCTGCTACATCTTCATCAAAATCAACGGTCCGTTTACTGTTTTCGTTTTTAGGGTCCTTATAAACTAATCCTTCACCCCTAATTTCATTGACCGATCTCCTCACGAATAATCTCTTATTGTCTAAATCAATATCCTTCCATCTCAAAGCTAATAATTCTCCCCGCCTGAGGCCTGTGTATAAAGCCAAATATATAATAGTATAAAAGGCAAATTCATCCTTGAATTTATCAAGTAATTGATTTGCTTCCTGTTGCGAAAGCGGATGGATTTCTGGTTGCTTGGGAGAAGGAGCATTTACTCCCTGACAGGGGTTTTTATCTATTAGCCGATAAGGGTAGACTGCATGTTTTAATGCTTGTGATAAAACTCTATGATGGTATTGAACAGATCTATTAGACAAGCCACCATCACCATCTAAACGGCCATTATTAAGTTTGTCATTTTGATATTTTATTATATGTCTTTCTTCTAAGTTTTTTAATTTTAATTTTCCTAATGATGGAATTAAATGGTTGTCTATTATAGTCTTATAATCTATAAAGGTTCTTTTAGAGACATCGTTTTTCTTATATTCATAAAGCCATTTTTTAAGATATTCTTCTACTGTTATATTTTCTGCTTCATGAATATTACCTTTTTCATATTTTTGAACTAACTCCAACATTTTCTTTTGTGCTTCTTTTTTTGTTCCTTTAAAGGTTTTGAACTTACGTCTTCGTTTACCTGTTTTGGGATCTTTTCCTAATTCAATAGAAATCCTCCAGGTTTTTGGACCTCTGTGATATAGAGAAGCCATAAAATATTCCCCCTTCTCACAATTTCTTTAAAATTGTACAAAAACTACTACAAAGTATTCAGCGAATGACAAAATATAGTACATATGTTCGGTTTGTGGTAAAAAAATAATACTTATTATAATAAGTACTAAAATAGACTTCAAAATTATACTTGCTATATAAAAGAAGTACTTTTAAAATTATCTTTTTTAATGATTACAATACGATAATCAATAAAGGTTTTGTTAGAATTGATAATCTTTAATGCTTCTTTATATACCCTCCTTATATACTTGCCTGTGAGATCTTCATTAAAAACCACTAGATAATCTGAATTACTGCTTTGATAGACAAAACCCCAAACTTCATTTTCTAATTCTTTTAATTGAAAATAAAGGTTAAAATTACAGTACTTAATACAACTGTATTTTTTAGAAACTTGGAGCACTCCGGATTCATCTTCTGGCATCAATTGATTCACTCCCTATTATGATTAATGTAACTTAAGCCTTATTAGATTCCTCAAATGTTTTAATTATTTCGATGATTTGTTTAATGCTTTTTGATGAAAGACCTTTTGTATGTTTGAATAATCTTTTTAATTCCTCATTATTTTTTATGGAATTAAAAAAGTCTAAAAGATCAGGATCATCAGCTATCATTGCTGCAATATTATCCTCAGATAATTTGCTATCTTTTTCACCAAGGAGGTAGTCTATTGAGACTTCATAAAATTTAGCTAAATTAATTAATGTTTCTTTATCTGGGAATCTAGTGCCTTGTTCATAATTAGAATATGTGCTTGCTGCAATTTCTAATTTTTTTGCTACTTCAGATTGGGTTAAATTTTTATCTTTTCTTAATTCTTTTAATCTTTGAGTAAAGTCAGACAAAATAATACCTCCTCTCTAAACAGTATCATAACACATTATGAGTAATAAATAAATTAATTACACAAAATGAGCAAAAAATAGTGTATAAACCTTGACATCACTCGTATTGTGTTATATAATAAAGATAGTGAAACACAAAACGGGCAATAAGGAGGATGAAAATGAATGGAAGCCGTACTAAATTAAAACAACTACGACTTAGTAATAATTTATTACAAAAAGACATAGCTAATTTACTAGATATTTCTACTTCTTATTATTCTTCAATTGAAAGAGGCAAACGTAACCCAACATTAAATTTAGCTAAAAAAACAGCAGATTTATTTGGTGAATCAATTGAAAACATATTTTAACATAATACTAATCTGGAGGAATAGAAATGACAGTATTAGAAAAAATATTAATAGAACTAAAAGATTTAAACAACAAGATTGAGTATCTTGAATCATTAAATGATAATAAAAATCCAAGAATGTTAGATGGTAAAATAAATTTAAGTACTACTGAAGCAACTGATATACTTGGAATTGGTCGCAATAAACTATTAGAATTAGTCCATTCTAAATCGATACCACATATAAAGAATGGTTCAAAATATTTATTCCCAGTTGATCAACTATTTAATTGGATTAATAGTAAAGCAACTGAAAACTATATTACAGAAGATAAATCCGGTGAAGTAGAAAAAATGTTCAAAACTATATCTTAATAAAAGAATATCATATATTTTTTATCCTTATAACCAAAAAATGTAACTAAAAGAAAACAAAGGAGGTGATTTAGTGAAAAATATTGGTTTTTTATTAAAAAAAGAAAGAAAAAGAAGAGGAATGACACAACAACAGTTAGCAGATTTAATACCAGGGTTAACAAGGTCCTCAATATCTAAATATGAATCAGGAGCAAATGTTCCTGAACATAATATGGAAAAAATAATAGAAATTCTTAAAAGTCCACGGCTTAAATTAGCTGTAAAAGGAACTGTAGTAAATAATTTATTGCTAGACAAAGTTGACCTGAGTCCACTAGCTACTCAACAAAAGATGCTGGAAGAGTTAAAAGAAACTCTTAATTCCCTAAAAACTTTAAATTTGATAAATAAGTTAAATTCCAGAGATCTTGATGAAAAAGAGAGAAAATTATTATTTAATGATGTATTAATTCAAATTTGTGATTTAGATATTTGCAGTAGTTTGTTTATGACTTCAATGGCAGAAAACTTTGATATTGACATTAATGAATTAGAGAAACGTGAAATAAATAAAATGAAAAGGAAAGGATATATTTCAAGGGGGTTATACTAATCAGTTACGATATGAAGAAAAAGACATTTTGTCATGACTGTGAGATGGAAATTAAGGATTGTAGAAAAAACCCAATAGAGTGCATGAGAAAAAAAGATTCTGATTTATATTTTGAAATGTATGACAAAGGATTAGGGTGGGTTAAATAATGATATATATGAATATCGCAGCATGGACAACAATATGTTTAGGGTATATTTTCATAGGATATGTAGTTTGGAGTGAAGCAAAAGATATAATTGCTGAGACTTGGAAAGACATACTAAAAAGAAAAAACTCAGCTGATGAGACAGCTGAGTAGTTAAAATAAAATTTAACCATTTAAAATTATAACATCTGGAGGTAGTAAAATGCAAGCCAAAAAATTACTTAATACTAAAAATCTTACAATTAATGAATGGCTAGAAAAAAGAAATGACTTAGGAATAGGAGGAAGTGATGTATCTGCAATAGTAGGAATTAATCCTTTTAAGTCGGCTGTTGAAGTTTGGTTAGACAAAACTGGAGATGAAATTGAAAAAGAAGATAATAGTGCAATGTATTGGGGGAGAGAACTAGAAGATAAAGTTGCTGATGAATTTGCCAAAAGAAGAAGTGAAGAATTAAATAAAGAAGTAAAGGTCTGGCATGAAAATCACATATTACAGCATCCAGAATATGAATTCATGATTGCTGATATAGACAGAAGGATTGTAGGGGAAGATGCTTTATTAGAATGTAAAACTACAGTAGATTTCAATAATTTTTGGGATGATGAGAGTTTTCCTGATATGTATATGCTACAAGTACAGCATTATCTTGCAGTAACAGGATATCAAAAGGCTTATCTAGCGGTCCTAATATTAAATAAAAGGAAGTTTAAGTATTATACTATCGAAAGAGATGAAGAGTTGATTGATCTTATCATAGAAAATGAAAAAGATTTTTGGTATAACCACGTAAAAGAAAATGTGCCTCCAGAAATAGATGGATCTAAGGCTTCTAGTGCATTATTAAAAAAGATGTACCCTGAAGCTGAAGATGATAAAAAGATCAATCTTAAAAAAGATGCTGTAAATTTAATTGATAAACGTAATGAGTACTACGAAATAGAAAAGAAATATAAAAAGAAACGTAAAGAATGTGAAAATAAATTAAAAAACAAACTACAGGATGCTGAACTAGGAGTTTACCAGGGAGAAGAGATAGTAAAATGGAAAAATATATCTAGTAAAAGAATGAAAACAAAAAAATTCAGGAAAGATCATCCAGAATTATATGATCAATATTCATACCAATCAAACTATAGGAGGTTATATGTATGATTCATCCAGATAGTTACTATGAAAAAGCAGATCATGATTATGACAATTATTTAGATAAGAAATGGGAAGAAGCAAAAAATAATCAGGAGGAATCAAAAAATGAGTAAAAATAAGCAGAAAGATCTCAAAAATCAATTAAAAGAAAACACAAAAAAGGATAAAAAAGAACCTGAACCCATTCAAAAAAAAGTATATAATTATCTTGAAAAAATGAAGCCAGAGATCGAAAGAGCATTACCTAAACATATTGGAGCAGAAAGAATGGCCAGAATTGCTTATACAACAATTCGAACTACACCTAAACTTTTAAAATGTTCAATGGGTTCACTAATGGGGGTCGTCATGCAGGCGGCTGCCCTAGGTCTTGAACCCAATATGCTCGGCCAGTGTTACATAATTCCCTACGGAAATGAAGCCACTTTTATAATCGGTTACCGCGGAATGATAAATTTGGCCAGGAGATCCGGAGAGATAAAAACAATTTATGCACATGTTGTAAAAGAGAATGATGAATTTGAATATGAATACGGTTTAGATCCTAAATTAAAACATAAACCTGCTTCTTCTAATAGAGGAGATATAATTAAAACTTATATGGTAGCTAAATTCAACGATGGAGGCTATTATTTTGAAGTAATGGATATTGAAGATGTATTGAAAAGAAAAGCAAAATCAAAAGCTGCAAAATCTAAATTTAGTCCATGGAATGATGAGTTAGGTTATGAAGAAATGGTCAAAAAGACTGTTATTAGACATGGGTTTAAATATCTACCTGTTAGTATTGAAATAATGAATACAGTTGAAACATTAGATGAAAGCCAAAAAGATATTGAAGAAATGGATGAAAATGAATTTATTGATATTGAAATCAAACAACCTGCATAATCATAATAAATTTAATATTGGGCGGTCAATAGGACCGTCCTTTATTACTTAAAATCTGGGAGGTGTAGTTCAGTGAGCAATGGAAGGTATATTAAAGTTGTAACAAAAATATGGACAGATGAGAAAGTCAGAAAGCTTAGTGATCAGGGACAGAAACTATTTATTTACATATTGACTTCACCTCACAGCAATATGGCAGGTTACTATAGACTTCCTAAACCCTATATTCACTATGATCTTAAATGGTCAGCAGAACAGTTAGTAAAACCGTTTTCTAAACTGTTAGACATATCATTAATTAAATACTGTGAAGAAAGTTCTGTTGTATTAATACCTAAATTTTTCAAATATAATCCAATTCAAAATAAAAATCAAGCCAAGGGTGCAGCTAAAAAAACATCTGAATTACCTAAAAACTGTCTAGTTACCAGCTATAAGAAGATCTGCAAAAGCTTTTCAGAACGGTATTATGAACTGTTAACCAAAGGGTTACCAGAACCCTCACCCAACACAGAAACAGTAACAGAAACAGAAACAGAAAAAGAATATGATGATGCAAAGAATTTTAAAATTAATAATAAAAATAAAGAACTTGATAAGGTTATTAATAAATATAAATGTTATTTTCATCATGATATTAAACATAAGCACCTGAAGATATTAAACTCTTATTTAAATAAAGGTATTAGCTTTAAGGTTATTGCAGAAGCAATTAAGAGATCTGAAGGAAAAGAAATTCCCTTTAAATACTGCTTAAAGATTTTACATAAGTGGGAAAGTAAGGATGTTTTTACTTTAGAAGATGTTGAAATACTAGACCAAGCTTATGAAACAAAGAAAAACATGACTAATAGTGCTAAACATATAAGAAATGAACTAAATAAACCTGTTAAAGAATTACTAAATCAAGGATATAAATAACAAGGGAGTGCTGTGATAATGATATCAAAATTAACTGACATAAAAGATACTTTCAACTGTGATGACAAAACTGCAGAAGAAATTAAAGAATATATTATAGAAATGTATGAGAAATACTATGAAGAAGAACTATGAATAATCTCGGGGAAGGTATTCCCTTCCCCTAAACTATATAATATATATTTAAGTTGAAAGTATTATAAAATTAAGCATTTCAAAAACCAAGCTCGATGGCAGTATCTGCCGAGAGGTTAATTAGAGATCACTTGGTCTATGTGCAGGAATATGATCAGGCAGAATACAAAAATTAAGGTTTGTGTAATAAAGATCCTTTTTTAATTGAAGGGTTTTAATAATTGTAAGTGCATATATTGTTATAAATCATAGCTCTTCAAAGCAATAATATAATTAGGAGCTGATTCAAATGAGTCTTGCTAAGGCAAAAACAATCTGTAAACTTCAGGGGATAAAAATGAATATAGAAGTTACAGTATTGTGTCCTTTTTGCAACAATAAAATGTTGAAGTTAGTTATAGGTTCTAATCAAGCCCGATGTGATTATTGTAAAAAAGAATTAACTATTGATGATCTTGTTGAAATAACTCAAAGTGATTGGAAAGAAGAACACAATAAATATGATAAATTATTAAAATATAACAAAGGGGTAGGTTATTAATGGAAAATACTTATTCGAAAGTAATCTATCTTTTAGTGAATTACAGAGAATTCAAACAGAGATTAAAGATTATTGAAATAAAATTAGAAACATTAAATGATAAAGCATTACAAAAAGATATAAAAAACACAGCTATTCAAACTTCAAGAACAAAAGATTATACTGCAGAAATAGCTATAGATAAATTAGAAGGTAAACTTAAGGTTGAGTATAATAAAAAGAAGATGTTTGTAAAAAGAGTTGAAGTTGCAAGAGATGGATTAGCTCCTATCGAGAAGTTTGTAATAAACACCAAGTATTTAAAGGGAAGTATATTACCAGATGTAGAGGTTTATACTGATCCAAAGTTTAAATACGGTAAAACCAAGTATTATGATATTAAAAATAAAGCCTTAACAAAAATGGGAAGAATTATGGGATACATTAACAAATAAGAACAAATTGTGAACATATTATAAACACGAAGAGCTTATTTGCGTGTTATCATATGTATAGTGATTAATAAATTAACTCCTACTGAGGGGAATCAAATGCGGTGTAAAGCAGAAAAAACCAACGGACAACAATGCAGTAGAAAAGCAGAAGAAGGACAGAAATACTGCTGGCAGCATAAAGATCAAGCTGACCAAGGAGGAAGGCCTAAAATATATACTTCAGTTAAACAAATGCAGAAGGATATAGATAAATACTTCCAATCCTGCATCAATCAGAAAAAAGATCCAGAAACAGGCGATATTACATATAAACAGATTAGACCTTTTACCATAACTGGTCTTGCTCTAGCACTTAATATGGACAGGAGGACATTACTTAATTACGAAAAGGACGATAAGTTTTTTCCCACTATAAAAAAAGCTAAATTAAAATGTGAAAATTATGCAGAAGAGCAGTTATTCTCTAATGGCACCGTTTCCGGTGTCATTTTTAATTTAAAGAACAATTATGGTTGGAAAGATAAACAGGAAATTGATCACAAAGGAGATTTAGAAATAGATGTAACTCTAGAGGATGAATAGTATTGCCTAGAATCAAATTAAACATATCTAAAAAAGTATTCAATGAAGTATATATATCATACCTAAATAATAACACTCCAACCCAGATCTTCTTCGGTGGTTCAAGCTCAGGTAAATCAGTATTTTTAGCTCAGAGAGCTGTCTATGATCTTGCAAAAGGGGGCAGGAACTACTTGATCCTCCGCAAAGTTCAAAGGGACTGTCGGAAATCTGTATGGAATGAAGTTATAAAAGTAATAAAAAAGTTTGGTTTATATAACCATGTCCACACTAATAAAACAGAATTAACAATAACATTTCCAAATGGATATCAGATACTATTCGGAGGATTAGATGATTCAGAACGAATTAAATCAATAACTCCCCAGAAGGGAGTAATTACAGATGTATGGTGTGAAGAAGCGACAGAATTCGAAGAAGACGATATAAAACAGCTGAATAAAAGATTAAGAGGCCAGGCGGATGTAGTAAAGCGCCTGGTTTTGTCGTTTAACCCTATCATAAAAAGCCACTGGATCTTCAAAACTTATTTCGATCACTGGACAGAAGATTATAATACCTTTAAAGATAAAAGATTGAGTATCTTAAAAACAACTTATCGAAAAAACAGCTTTTTAACCCCAGATGATATCGACAGATTGCTGTCAGAAGAGGACCCTTATTACAGAGATGTCTATATAGAAGGCAACTGGGGAGTACTCGGGGATATCATCTTTAAAAACTGGGAAGTAAGAGATCTATCACATATGAAAAACAGGTTAGATAGGTCCTGCCATGGATTAGACTTTGGATTTAGTAATGATCCAGCAGCTGTTTTAAAACAATATTTCGATAAATCATCTAATACTCTATATATCTTAGACGAAATATATCAAAAAGGGCTAACAGATAAGAAATTAGCAGATCTAACACATGAATTAATAGGATTTGAAGAAGTAATATGTGATAGTGCCGAACCGAAATCGATTAAACATTTAAACAACCACAATCTGAATGCAAGAGGAGCCAAAAAAGGTCCAGGTAGTATAGAAACCCGCTATCGTTGGTATTCAGGTATCAATATAGTATTAGACAAAAAGTGTGTAAATATAAAAAGAGAACTACAGACCCACCAGTGGAAAAAAGATAAAGATGGTAATTCTTTAAAAGTACCTGAAGATAAAAATAATCATGCTATTGATGCCAGCATGTATGGTCTAAGCGATTATTGGAATCTAGAACAGCAGTCATGGTATACACAGGATTATATATAAGGAGCTGAAAAATTACAGTGACAGGCAGAGAAGTAGCAAAACTATCCTTCTTAGAATGGATATATAGTCAGGATAATTACGAAAGAATAAAACTATATGAAGAAAACGAAAGATATTACAATGGTGACATAGACATCAAGCTGCCTGACAATGTAAAAAAGTACCTTGCCCAGGAATATGGTTATACTGGAAATATATGCAGGGCAGTAGTAGATGCTAGTGTGGGCTTTTTATCAAAAGAACCTATCTCAATTGAAATACAGGAAGAACAGGACCAAGAAGAAAACATCAAAAAAGCAGAAGAATGGATTTATGAAATATTTAAAAAGAACAATTTGTTAATAAAAAACTTCATCAAGGCTTTAAGGATACAGGCTAAAAAAGGAGAATTTGCCTATAAGATTAGCCGAGTATTAGACAAAACAAAAACTAAAGTTGTAGATTATAAGATAACTGTGCTAAAGCCTGATATTTGTTTTCCTAAGTGGAAAGATGAGTCCTATGAAGAAATGGAATATTTTGCAGTAGAATATCTAAGGTATAACAGCAGCAAACAAAAGAAAGAATGGTTTGCTCAGGTAATCTGGCCTGATGTAATAAAGGAATACATTAGACCTATAGGTAGTAGTAAAGACCAATGGAAGATGATTAACCAATGGGAAAACAAGTATGGTTTTATCAATGTTGAATGGGTTGAAAACAAGATAGATGATTCAGCCTGGAGTGAATCAGACATTACTGATGATCTTAAAGATTTACAGAATGCTTTAAACAAATCAATAACTGATTTAGTATACACCTCTGATAAAGAAGCATTTACACAGACATTCCTCCTGGGGGCAAATCAGCCAGTGGATCCCGAAACCGGGGAAACCCAAGAAATAGAAACTGGGCCGGGTAAATTGCATATAATTCCTGCATCGGCTGATAAAATCCCCAAACTAGGTACAATCGAAGCGGGTAACTTTCAAGGTTTACATGATACCTTAGATAAATACCTTGATTTAGTAAGCATTGTAACAAAAGTACCCCGTATTGAATTAAATAGATTAGGAAGCGGCTTTGGAGCAGGTGGAGTACCAACAGGGGTTGCCCTAAGGACAATCTATCAATCTTTTATAGGTAAAACTAATGAAAAAGCAAATTTAATTAAATCCGCTTTAGAAAATATTATCAGAAAAACATTTAAAATGGCTGAAATAGATAAACTAGATTCAAACTTTAGATTTACAGACTTCAAACCAAGAGTCCATATAAGATCGGGTCTGCCTTCTGATGATAAAGAAAAGATGGAAGTTCAGGAAAAAGAAATTTCAAATAAAGTCAAGTCCCGTGAAACTGTAATGCAGGAAAGGGGTATAGAGGACGTTCAAAAAGAAAAGAAACTTATTGAAGATGAATCAGATAGTGAAGATATTTATAATGACAGGTTAGCAAAAGAACTAGGGATAGAAGAAATGTGATTATGAATAATAAAACAGAAAATATACAAATAAAATACAGAGAACATTACTTAAAGAAAATAAATGGCTTTGAAGTAGATTATAATAAAATTTTAAATAAATACTTAGATAAAATTAGAAAAATTATATTTGATCACTCAAATAACAGTGGGAATCTAAATAAATCTTCAAAAAACACAGTAGTAAAGAGTATTAAACTACTGAATAACTGGCTTAGAATAGAAACAGAAGATATTATAAGCAACTATATATTACAAACTATTAAAATTGCACTGTTAGGACAAATTAAAGCATTAAAATGGTATGCAGAACATATAGGAATTACTAATAGTGATATTAATAAACTAAAGAATAAATACAATAAAGAGAAGATAACAAATATTAGAGAAGAGATATGGAATAAAAAATGGAGTGATGGTTTAAACATTGATACTAGATTAGATAAGCTGAATAAAACAAATGTAAAAGAGATTAATAATATAATTAATAAAAATTTAAATAGTAATAATACAATAATAGTTTTATTTAATAATATAGTATACCGGACTTCAAATCCGGAGGGCTTATCCTATAAAAACCAAATGCTAAGGATAGCAAGAACTGAAACTAATTCAGCTTATAGGTTAACTCAAAAACTTATTGGAGAGGATGCAGATAATGTAATAGGTATAAAGTGGAACTTATCAACGAGTCATCCTAATTACAGCTATTATGAAGTCTGCGAAAGGTATGCAAAAGAAGATCATGCAGGCTTAGAACCGGGAGTTTACAAGCCAAAGGACTTACCGGAAGTACCACATCCAGAATGTTTATGTTATCTCACTTTTCTTTTTAAAAATTAATATATTTTTACATAAAATTCACATAATTATAAGACATTTAAAGATTAAAATATAATTGTAAAGTGATTAAAGGTAAGGATTTGATGATCATCCAATTCCCCCTTGATAAATATAGAGTAAAAAGATGGAAAGCCCCTATTTCCTCCGGCTTTTTTTATCCCGCTTTAGCGGGGTAATAAAATAATGGGCTGGTAAGCTCAATTATATAAATAGTGCATATAAAGAAATATTAAAAAAGCATACCATACAAATTTTCAAAGAGCCTCGTTTTCCGAGGCTTTTTTGATGTTTACTTATAAATAATATCAAACTAGAAGTGTCCGCGAGGACACTTTTTCTTTTGTTTTTTATTATTTTGAAAGGAGAGGTAAGATGTGGAAGAGGTAATCAACATATTAAAAGAAAATGATATTGAAATAACTCAAGAAATAAGGGATAGTATAAGGGATTTAGTTGAGAAAGGAAGTAATCCCGAAAACTCTTTGACTCAAGAGGAAGTTAATGAAATGGTCAAAGAACGCTTAGACCGGGAGAGAGATGCTTATGAAAGTGAGATTGAAGAGCTCAAAAATGAGATGGAAGAGTTGGTAGATCCAGCGAAGATAGAAAAATACCAGGAGAAGATTAATGAATTAGAAGATACTAAAATTAACATGAGGAACGGGCTGGTCAAGGATTACGAATTGAAGATGGCTGCTTTAGAAGCCGGGGTAACCGACATCGAATACTTTGAATACCTTGTTGAGAAAAATAAGGTTAAGGATAAACTGCAGTTAAATGATGAAGGTAAGCTTAATTTTACCGATGAAAGCGGTAATTTTTTAACCGAAAACGATAAAAAGGTGGGCGTGGAAAAAGTAATAGCAGATTTTAAAAAAGAGAAGCCGGATCTTTTTACCGGTAGAGGAGAAAAAAATACTTCCGGTCCGACCAATCCAGCTGGCAGTGGAGAGTTTGATAAACAGAAACAAGAAAATTCAAAAAGGTTAGCAGAGAAACTAGGTTATGCAAATTAATAAGGAGTGAGATAGTTGACACTTAAACCGAGAGAGAGTAAAAAAACAGAGTTCATACAGATATTAAAAAGTAAGCATGCCAGGTACATAGATGGAATGGTTGTAGTGGATAGAGATTCAGTAAGTAAAGAATATGTGCCTCCTGGATGTGCCCTGGGTCAGATTAATTCCAGCGGATTATACGGCCCGGTTACCAGGGATAAAGTCAATACAGCTGGGGCAGATTCAGCCAATAATTTTATACCTCTGCAGAATTTGGACAATTCAAAATGGCATAACTGGCAGGTTGGTGATGAATTAATCTGTGACCCGGGCGGAACGGGAGAAGAAACAGCAGTTGTAACAGCAATAGACCGCGATACCGGGAAACTGGAAGTTGACAGTATTACGGTCGATCACAGTGAAGGAGTAATCATCCAGAAGAATGACGGTACGTCAAAAGCTGAACTTGTATGCTTAGAAATGATCGATGTAAGTTTAGAAGATGCTGTGGTAGGAGGCCTCCTTCACGGAGCAGTATATTCTGATCGAATGCCGAACTACGACAGCATCGTGGCTGAGGATATTCCACAAATTAATTTTGAGTAAAGGGGTAATATTACATGAATAAAAACCAGTTAATAGATACGATAGAAAATGAACTAGGCATAGACTATTTGGGTTTTCTAGAAGAGATTGGGGATCCTGAAAAATATATAGGGTCCAGGTATTTACCTACTAAAAATGAACATGACTATGATTGGGTATATCATATATTTGATAATACAGTTGCAATGGCAAAGATGATGGCAAGGGGAGATGCAGAAACACCAATTGTAGGTGGACCAGCTGTTAAAAAAGTAGCAGGTTCTGTTGCTCCTTTTGGACAGAAGTTTGAAGTTAATAAATCCATATTAAATAAAATATTTAATCCTAGGAATGATAATGAACTTAAAGCTAACTTGAGAAGAATACTAGACCAGTCAGCAAGAAATGTAAGGTCAGCTCAGGCTAGAAGAGAATGGCTGAGGTTTCAAGTGTTAGCTAAAGGCTCAATAACTCTTCAGGATCGCAATGATAACAATGTAATATCAGTAGACTTCGGTCTGCCTGATAATCATAAAATAGATTCAACAGCTCTAGAAGGTGATCCTTGGGATGGGGCTTCACCTAAACCGCTTAGTGATCTAATAAATGCATGTGATATTTATTATGAAACAAATGATGAGATGCCTGATGAAATATTACTAAGAAAAGCACAGGCTAAACAGATTACCGGTTCTACTGAAGTAGCAAGTGAATTTTCAGATAATGCTACCAGGATATCATTAGGAGAAGTAAATGATTATCTTGCTGAGTTAGGGTATCCTCCTATTAAGATTCATGATGTTAAAGTCAATACAGAGGGCCCTAAAGGCAGACCAACTAACAGTGAGTATTTAATCCCAGATAATAGAATTGTATTAGTTAAAAGGGCAGATGGGCAGGAAATAAAAGATACCGGTAGGCTGGTAATGGGTCCTGTTTCTGAAAACAATTTTAAGCCGGGTATTTTTACCACTATGTATGAAGAATTTGATCCAATGAGATACTGGCACTTCATGAAAGTAGAGATGTGGCCGGCAGTCTATAATCCAGAATATATTTTATTTATGGATGTACAAGCTTAAGGATAGGAGTGGCAAATAATATATGATGCTGGTAAAAGCAGAGTGGAAGGTAGGTTACCCTACTGGTAAAAAGAGAGTTATATACAGCCCAGGAGATAAATTTAAGTGTGATAATAACTGGGGAGAAAAGAAAGCAGAAGCCGGTAAGGTAACCATTATAAAAGAAATTATAGTAAGTAAAAATATGTCAGTCAAAAAACTTAAAGAAAAGGCTAAAGAGTTATCTATAAAAGGTTATTCTTCAATGAAAAAGGATGAGTTATTAAAAACAATTAAGGAAAAATCAAATGGATAATATTAATAAACTTAGACACTTGATCTGGGATGTCGATAAAAATGTATTTACTGATGATGAAGTATTATCAGAGTTTCTTGAGGATTGTAATGATAATGTATATAAAGCTGCAGCCCTGGTATTAGATATAGTAAGGGCAAATCCTGAAAGGATCACGGATTATAAGCGTGGTGGTGTAAAGGTGAGCAAGCAGAACTTAGATAAAGCTGTTAAAAAATATGAAGAAATAGCAGGAAGTAAAATTACAACTATAAATATAAAGAGGTCCATAAATTGACTTTTCCTAAAGACAGTAATTTTACAAGTGTGTCAATTGAGCGTTTTACCGGTGGTAGTATTAATGAAACTACTGGTAATTGGAATGATTCTGAAACTGATATAGTAGCAGAAGCTGATATAGATATACAACCAAAAACTGGAAGTGAAACTAACAGTTTTAGAGGTTTAACTTACAATAAAACTTTAACAGGATTTCTCTGTATAGATGATATTAATTATAACAATGGATTTACTAAAATAATGCGGGGAGATATAGTTGATCAAAAGTATAAAATAAAAGATATTAAAGACTGGCTTACCCATTATGAACTACAGTTAGAACAATTGAAATAAGGGTGTCTGAATGGATATTAACATAATTTTAAATTCAGCAGTATTAAGATTAGTTGCAGATGAAATTTTACAAAATATATTAGAAGAGATAAATGTTGTAAAAGGTTCTAAAAAGCACAATAAAATGAGTAATCCCTGTTTTACAATAGAAAATAGAGATTTAAAAGTAAGCCCCGGTAAAGATAGATACCAGGGGTCTTTTTTTATAACTTTTTATATTGATGACTATAAAACTGGTAATGCGAATGTAGAACTATTAGGTCAGGTGATGGATAGGATAAAAGGAATTTTTAATTTCAAACCATTTAAGTTAGACAACTATAAAAATTATCACCTGGTAGTAAAAGATATTAGTAAAGCAAAGTATGATAAAAACATTCCAAATCAGCATTTCATAAAAGCAGAAATAGAATATAAAACAGTAAAAACAGCATAGGAGTGAAATGATGCCGGGAAGTTTATCGAATTACTGTGAAGAATTAGCACTAGATATATTGTTTAGAAATTCAGGTATTTCACCACCAGGTACATATTTGGGGCTCTCTACATCTGAAATAGTTGATGATACATTATTAGATTCTATTATAGAAGAAAATGATGCTAACTATGAAAGGAAAGAACTGCTTTTTACTTCTCCTTCTCAGATAGATGAAACTGCAGTTATAAAAAACAGTAATAAGATAGTCTTTGGTCCCTGGAGTTTGGATGCTGCAGCTGCAGTAACACATGCCTTTATCTGTGATGTACAGAGTGGTATTGAAGGAAATATACTAGCATATTTCAAGCTGCCTAATATCCGACAGCCTTCAGCTGGAGAGACACTTACAATATTGGTAGATGATTGTACTTTAACGATAGGTTAGGAGAATTAAGATGATATTAAAATGGGAGTCAGCTGCTGGAGAGATAATAGACTTTAGTGATAAAAATAAATACTTGTTAGAGGAATGGAAGGGATTTGGTTATCCTTCTAATGATATAAAAACAGTAAAATCACCTTATCAAATTGGTAATACTCTTATTGGACAAGTAATTAATCCCAGAGATATAGAAATTGATTTTACTATTATCACAGATGATCAAGATGATTTATATACACTAAAAAGAAAAGTAATCAAAGCATTTAATCCGATTAATGGTGCTGGTAAATTAACATATAGTAATACAAATAACATTTATAAAATCACAGCAGTTCCTAAAAAGTCTCCGGTTTTTCATAAAAATAATAAAACTTATCAAAATATTAGATTAAAGTTATATGCACCAGATCCTCGCTGGTATAATCCAGATGAAATTAATATATCTTTAAACCAGAGTAATGAGATCATAAATAATGGTGATACATTTACTGCTGTGCAGTTTACTTTAGATGGACCAATGAGTAACCCAGTAATACTTAATATGACAACTGGAGAGAAAATCCAGTTAAATCAAACAATTGGCAGTAATGAAAAAATAGTCGTCAATACTAAGTTTGGAAACAAGAGCATCCAATTATATGACAGCTACGATAGAAAAAGAAATACTTTCTCCTTACTTTCTTTTGATTCAAGGCTATTTGGACTTGAGACTGGTAGTAACTTAATAGATTTTAGGGCTAGTAACATGAATGATCAAAGTGAGGCAATAATTAATTATAAGGAAAGATTTCTTGGTATATAAATAAACTAGGAGTGAAAACATGGCGGGCAGTTTAACAAATGCCGGAGAAGTACTTGCATTAAATACTGTATTTAGAGGAACAGATGATATATATGTTGGTCTTTCTACCTCGACAATTGCAGAAACTGATGACTTGGCAACAATCATAGAAGAAGATGATGCAAATTATACAAGAATGCTAGCTAGTTTTACAGCACCTGTAGATGATGGAACAGGTATATTTAAAATAGAAAATGATGGTATTATAGAATTTCCAGCTTATAGTGCTGATACAGATAATGGAATCATTTATTCTTTTATCACAAAAGAAGCTACAGCTACATCAGGAGATATAATAGCTTTTGCTGATTTGGGATCAGAAAAACTACCAGCTTCTGGAGATAAGTTATATATTCCAGATGGTGGTTTGGTTATTACATTAAATTAAAAGGGGATTTAAAAGATGGCTCTAGGTGATATTACAGCATCATACACTGATAGTAATTATTATATCAGGACATTTGCTTTTTTTGATAATAATAAAAAATTAGCAATTAATGATGTTAAAGGTGCAGTAGTTTTAAACTTGGAAACAGATGAAATAGTAACGAATCTAACACATCCTGACTATGTAAATGAAGTTAAGGTATCTAATGATGAAACAATGTTAGTGAGTTGTGATGATTTTTATATAATTGTAAGAGATCTAAATACAAATGATATGTTAACTATGTTTGATGAACATACTGATGATATTAAAAAAATAGCTATTTCAAATGATGATAGCAAAGTTATATCGGCATCAAGAAATGAAATATATGTATGGGAAATAGATACAAAGAATATATTAGTTACTTTTACCGAACATTCATCAGAAGTATCAGGTTTAGATATTTCTCCAGATGGAACAAAGATAGCTTCAGCTGGATATGACCAGAACATACAAATTTGGGATATTACAACAGGTGAGATCATACAAACAATAGTTTCTGCACATGATTCACAGATATTTTCTCTGAACTTTCATCCAGATGAAAATAAAATAATTTCTGGTGGTGGTAATGAAGTAAAAGTGTGGGATTTAACAACAGGAGAAGTAGAAAAAATATTTTCAGGGCATAATGGAATAGTTAATGGCTGTAAGTATTTTCCAGATGGTAAGAGAGTAGTTTCAGGAGATGAAAATAATCAAATATACATATGGGACATAGAAAAAGATGAAGTTGTTTTTAGTAGTAACAAACCTGATCCAATAGATGCAGTTGCTTGTAGTTCTGATGGTTCAAAAGTAGCTGTGGGATATTATAAGAATGCAGAAGTAATGGAAATTGTAGATTCAAATGGTTTGGTTTTAACTAATAAATACGGGCAGATATACAACACTAATCCAGACTATTTATCAATTCCTGTTGAATTAGGCAAGGTATTAATAACAGATAGCTCTGAAATATATGAAGTTCAATTTAAAAACAACAAGAAAATGTCAGTAAAAAATATTACCATCTCTGCTGGTGATGAAAAGGCAGGAACTGATCTTACCTTTAGTAAAACTAAGAGCCCTTTTAATGAGCTTCAGTCAATAACTTATTCTGGTCCCTATAATCCGGGCGAGAAAGATTCATTTTATATAAAGTTGAATACTGATGTTGATGCTGTAAAAGGAGAAGATAATTTATCTATCAATGCTGAAGCGGAATTTGTACAATAATCATGTGTTAGTATTTGAATCAGGAGTGTTAAGGAATGGAAATTACAGCTACTATAGAGATTCAAACGAATACTTCATGTGATGTAAAATTAAATTTGAAACCAGCTGAACAAGTTTTAGTAAAGTATGAAAACATAGATTTTAAATTATCTCCAACAATATCAATAATCAGTACAACTACAGTATCATTAGTTATGATTACAGTTGATGAGCTGTATAAAACTGTAAAAGCTGATTATAAACTTATAAATGGTATTTCATTTTCCTTTGATATTAATATAAATACTGGAATAACCAATGAATTAAAAGAAACAAATAAACCCATTTTAAAGGTTAATAGTAATTATGAAATATATACTTTGAAAATAATAGCGGATATATCTGCTAGTAGTGATGTAGATGTAGAATTTGATTTTGCTAAAAAAACTAATGTCATCTCTAAAGCTAATTATTTACTTGAAGATTATCCGAATTTAATAAAGGTGAAGATAGGTACTGATATAAAGAGTTCACTTTCTATAACATCTGTAAGTAGCAGTGATTCAATAATGGTTTTGGATCCTGATCTTAATTTGTTAACTTATGTTGATAATTTAGAATACTTCTCTTGGACTAGAAGGTGGAGAAGACCAGATAGTTTTGAGATAAAGATAAATAGATATAAAGAGAATGCAGAGTATCTAAAAGTAAATAATTATCTAGTGAAAAAAACTGGAGATTTATTAAGAGGCGGAAGAATTAAAAATAGAGTGATCAAAGTTGATGAAAATGGAAGAAGTTCAGAAAGGCTTGAGGTTAAAGGCAGAGGTTTTGGAAATATATTTAATCAAAGGATTGCTCTTAATGGTGTAAATCAAACTGATGGATTTGATACAATTGAAGCTCCTGCAGAAACCGTTATGAAATATTATGTTGATGTCAATATTATTAATCCTGTCGATGATAAAAGAAAAATTACTAATTTAAAAATAGAAGAAGATAAAGGGTTGGGTAAAACTGTTAAGTATAAAGCTAGATTTCAAAAATTATCGGATATTCTTTACGATATCTCGCATATATCGGGTTTAGGTTGGGATATAAAATTTGACCTTAAAAATAGAAAATTTATCTTTCAGGTATTATATGCAGAATTAAAGCCAGAGATTAAGTTATCTACCAATACTGATTCTGTTAAGAGAATAAAATTCAAGGAAAAGCATCTGGATTCTATAAATACTGCTGTTGTAGCCGGTCAGGGAAAAGGAGCAGATAGATTAGTCGTAAAAGTTACCGAGGATGATCTTTAATGGTTTTAGATAAAAGCTTAAAGGTTCACTATGACTTAGTCGATAGAATTTATTTATTAGGTAATATAGACTACAAAGTAAATGTTGAATTTACAGAAAATAGATTAAAAGTAAGAACTAATTTAACAAATAGAGCACCTGATGGAAGTTCAATGGTTCTTTCAGGTATATTACTTGATATAGGACCTTTTCAAAAAGTATATGATAACGGAGAAGTTTACGGTTTTTTTCAGTATAAACCAACCTATATTAATTCTTTTGACGATGTTAATATTATAGAAACTGATTTGGTAAGACTTTCAGCTACTGAAGATAACTGTTGGAACTTTACAGCTGATAATATAGAAGTTAATAAAGATTACCAGTACAGAGCCTGTGTTAGAGTCCAAACGGGAGAAAGTATTTATCATATATACGGTAAGACTTATACAGTATATAAGCCTCAAAATCTAGAGTTGAGCGGCCTAGAGTTGAGTGAAATATTTGTTGATGCCCGAGACTTAACAACAGAAGCTGGATTGGTAAACCGCGGATTAGAAAAGATTGTTGATGAAAAAGTTGAAAGTTACAATGAAAAAGAATTTAAACACTGGGTTTGGAATAAGTTAAAAAACATTATCAATGCAGAAGAGATGGATATTAATTATCTAGATTATAACTCAATGACAGTTGATGAATTAAGCAGCCTTTTGGCTGCTTTTACATCACTTACTGTTTCTGATTTGTCTGAATTAAATAGGATTGAGGTCATCATTCCATTGAATGATGAGGTCAATGAGCTAACTCAAGAAAAAGTTGATCAATTAAATGATTATGAGTTGAGATTACTCGCAAGACTGCTTACGGGAGATACCAAGGGAGTATATAGAGATTGGAGTACTTTAGAGTTGAGAAGCCTTGTAGAAGTAATACTATTTGATCTTTTAAGCTTTAAAGAATTTCTATCAGCTTTTCCTTTCGATAAATGGGATAGGATTATAAAACAAAAACTTAATATTACTGAAATTAATAACTCCACAATTGAAGTTGAATACATGGAAGCTGGTCCTTATGAATATATGAAAGACTTTGATATAGGCGATGTAATTGCAGTTGAATATTCAGGAATATTTACTACAATTAGCAGAGTGGTGGCAGTGGAAGAAAGATATAATGAATATGGTAGAGAGTATAAAATAATATTAGGTAAAGAAAGCAAAGAAATTACACGAAGGCAGAAAGATAATGTGGGAAGTAGGCTGTAAACAAACTATTAATAAACAAATTGAGGTGTGAGTATTTGGGTAACGGTAAGAGCGAATTAGATAAAGTAGGGTGTGAGTATGGCCGTCATTTAAATCAGGAAGTTGAGAATGGTGATAAAAAGTTAGACGAAATTGCTCAAAAGCAGGAAGAAATATTAGATGTAATTACAAATATGAAAATTAATTATGAGAAAAATGATGTTTACAATAATATAGGAAGATATGTCATTACAGCTGTGATAGCAGCTGTTATTGGTTTTATTACTTCGATATTTTAGTAATCTGGGAGTGGTTGAGTGTATTCCAAAAGATTTAATGAGATATTTGATAATTTACTTGAGATAGAAAAGAGGTATTCGAATAATAAATATGATTCCGGTGGGGAGACGATGTTTGGGATAACCAAAAGGGTAGCTAGAAACTACGGATATTATGGGAATATGAAAAAACTATCGGTAGAAAAGGCAAAAGAAATTTACTTTAAAACTTACTGGCAGCAGCCGGTGATATGTGAGATTAAGAGCAGAGAGATTGTGGAAGAGCTTTTTGAACAGGGAGTTAATATGGGACCAGGAGTTGCAGTTAAAAACCTGCAGAAAGCTTTAAATTTGCTGTTGGAGCAGGAGATAAAAGTGGATGGGAAGATTGGTCCTAATACATTAGAAGCTTTGAATAGATGTGTATATAAAGAAGATTTGCTGAGATTACTCAACGGTTATCAAATAAAGAGATACATAGAGATATGTGAGGCCAATCCCAGGCAAAAATTATTTATAAGAGGTTGGTTGAAAAGAGTAGAGATAAGGAGGAAGATATAAATGAACTTAACGGAAATTTTAACTGGAGCAGTGAAACCGGTTACTGATCTGGTTGATAATTTACATACATCAGAAAAAGAAAAAGCAGAAATTAAAAGTTCTATTTTTGAGATGAAGAATAATTTAATGAGCCAATTGATAAAGTCTAAAGGTGAAATTATAAAGGCAGAAGCAGAATCTGAACATTTCTTGACTTCAACCTGGAGGCCGATTACTGCTTTGGTTTTTGTTGTAATTATCGCGAACAATTATATTATTGCTCCTTACATGGAAGCCTTTATGGGTACAAAGATAATATTAAAGATCCCACCTCAAATGTGGGATCTTTTAAAAATAATGATTGGTGGTTATGTAGTTGGTAGATCGGCTGAGAAGGGTGCTCGGGTTTGGACGGGGAAAAATTAATAATATATATTATTTAGTTGGTGCTTTGTCATAATAACCTTGAGGTTCATAAAACCAATAATTAATATTGTATTTGGATGGCTGATAAGTATACAAGTAAGAATTGGAATTTATACTGACTCCCATACTATATCTTTTGCAATGTTTAATTAGATAATTAAGTATTTTAAATTTTGATTTCTTTCCTCTTGATAAATTTAGATTGTTATCACATGTGTCAAAAAGCATCATTTGATTTTTTTCTTTTTTATCCTGAAGTTTTTTCCAACTAATGAAGGTAGATCCTTCTTTAAGACTAAACCTACCTAATCCTGTATATATATCAATTAATTGGGTTAAAGGATCATTATCTGAAATAGATTCATTAAATTTTACTATATTTGGAAAATCGGGTAGATTATAATTTGTGAACAGAGTTCCGGGTTGATTTTTATTTAAATTGGTAGCTTCAATAAAATATTTTAAATTTTCCCAATTCATAGAGGTTTTTTGATCAGGATGGAATTCCCAATCAGGACTTATTGATAGATATTGTGAATTAACCCATTTAATAAGGTGATAATACATTATTTTGAAGTTTTTTTGATCGTCTCGTCTTAAAATTTTATGTCTATCATCTTGAGTATCCCAACTAAGAATGTCTAATCTAATTTTATCTTGGTAACAATATTTAATACTTTTTTTAATATAATCTTTCGCAGTACTTTCTTTTCTATAATCACCCTTTAGTTGTTTGAATTCAACCTTGCTTGTATCATATTTTTTTAGGGAATTTTCTAATATGTTTCTTAATTTTTTTAGTATTTTTTTAGGTCCACTTAGTGATCCAATAGAATGGTATTGGTTACTAGGTGAACCTGATTCATCACTAAAGATGCAATAATTATCCATATAAAAGTCCTCCATAAAAATTCAATAAGTTCAAAATATTAGAATATCAATGATAAAATAATTTAATATGATGATACCAGGCAAATTCACAAGTATTATTTAACCGTAAGAAGTCATTCTCCAAATTGCACCCTTATCACAAGAATTGATTGGAGGAAATCTTTCTCCTTTTTCTAAATTAATCCTTCTTTCCTCATTAGTTGGAGGTGGTGTTTTAGTGCCATCAGTATACTTAACCCATTTATAATATGCATTTGCAGGTGATATTCCGCCTGTTTTGTAAGTGTCACCAATACCCAAACTTATCACTCCTAAGGATATAGTTTGAATTTACCTGATATCAAGTTCAAATTATATATAAATATGAAAACTCCTTTTATTATGAAAATCATTAAATTAAGATAGAAAAAAGACCCCACTGCAGATATGGGATCTTTTAAAAATAATGAACTTATTTAAACAGATAATTACTAGATGAAAAGGTTAGTTATATTAGGAAAATAATATATTTAGTGGGTTTAAATTTATTTTAACTTGAATGACAATTTGGCGAGCAAAATAGACATCCATCTGCATTTTTGTCTATTATTTTGGCCTTTTCTAAAGCTTTATGACAATCAGCAAACAATCCTAATTCGTATTGATTTTCTTCTTTGGGTAGATGATTACAACTAGATTTATGTATTTCATGATCATTATTTTTTTGTGGATTTTTGTTCATGATGTATTTATCCATGTTATCCCCCTTTCATTTTAAAAAGAATTTATCCCTTAGTAGATTTTGAGTCATCAGCTCTTTGATAAGTTCTTTCTTCCTGATATTTACCATTTTTCTTATGAATTTTTACTGAGCCAGTTTTGTTTTTCATATATCCTTGCATATATTTAACTAAATCTTCTTTATTATTTGAATTTTTAATAGAACGTTCAGAACCTTGTTTCTTAAATTTTCATTTATTTTTTGTATAAACTATATCAAAATTATCCACTACAAAAAGATACCTCCTTTCATATTTCATAAATATAGACAAAAAAATCCTGCTTAGAAATACTTAATTTCTTAGCAGGATCATTATTAATATTAAAAGAGTATATTATATAGTGATATCTCGAGCATAATTATATGAAATTAGTTGATTATGAATTGTTTCTTGGTAAGCCCTTTCAGAATGAGTTTTGTCAATAATATCAGAAGCAGTTGTGTCTTTAAAATGATTTGTTATTGATTTCATAGTTTCAAGTTCTTCTTCTGAAAATAATGAACTGTTGAATGATTTTTTATTTTCTATTATTTCCCCTTCATAATATTCTATCATTTCTTCAAGTTTAATTACCCCATAATCTTCAATTAAAATATCTAACAAAGCATAAATGTGTTTTGGTACAGGTCCAAGTTGCCAATGAACAAATGGTGTACCTGCAATTGAAATATTATTATTTTTAAAATTAAGAAACTCAGAATAGAATATTAATTTAATAAGTTTAGTTTTCCATAACTTTTCAATATTTTGAGAAAAATAAAGAACCATGTTACAAAATTTGTCAATATCAAAATCTCTATTACCTTTAAATTCATCCTCTATATTTTGTAACTTTCTAACATAAATATTATCTGTAATTGATTTTTTCATTAAAAGGTCTTTTGCTTTTTCTTTTACATTTTTATATAATTCATCCGATATATTATTCTTGTTTTTTTGTAGAAAATCAAGCATATTATCAGGTTGTTTAATAAACGATAACATTTGATCATGAGCTTTACCTTGTAAAGCACCATTTTCATATCTATGAATAGTAACTTGTCCCCAACTTAGTAATCTAGAAAATGCACGTTGACTTAAATCATATTTATTACGAATTTCTGTAATTTCTTTTGGCAACAACATATTGTATTTTTTTCGATAGAGGTTATATGCTTTTTCCAATGAATTATCAAAATCAGCGTCTTTGATAATTTCTTCCCCGCAATTATTACAAATATATTTTGTCGTTTTAATCTCAAAAATATCTCCTCTAATATCATGATCTATAACTTCTTGTTTTTTTTCAAAACTATTATCATTAAAACATTTAGTGCAAAAAATTTCTTTATTCAAAGAAATACCCCCCTCCAGGTATTTATTTAAAAGGATAGTGAATAGGCTTTTTACTTTTATGAATTTTAAAACATACTATATATTTCTTGTGGATTCTAAATTTAATATAAATTACTTGATTTCTAAAATTAAATCCAAATTCCCATACGTGACCTGGATATCCATCTCTATCTTTGCTAGGTCCATAATGATAATTTTTGATATTAAATTTCTTTATTTCTTTTTTTATTGTTTTTCTGTATATATAATGTTTCTTTACAAAATGATTAGTAGAGTTTGCAAAATTCAGACTATATTCTGACTGAAAATTATCATTAGCACCATCCTTCAATTTTCTTAAAAAATCTGATGTCAATTTTTTTCTTTCTTTTTTGTTCAATGATCAATTTAACACTCCTTTGAACTAATTTCAATTATATTACATTTAATACTATTTTTCAAGCAAAACGCTATCAATTGATAACGTTTATAGGGAGAGGGGCAAGATGTTGTTTAAGATGTAAACTTAGATATTAATAAATTAATCAAAAGATAACTGGTATAACACTACTTCGAAATCAACAGCTCTAGCTGCTTTGATAAGTTGTTCATCTATATTAAAAGATAATATGATCCCTCTAACTTTTTGAGTTGGTTTAGCAAAGTGTTCTCTAACATCATTAATATAACGAGCAAGTTGACCAATAACTCGATTTGCACTTCCTTTTTTTAGTTCAACTACTACTATATCACCTTTTTCATCTTTACAAAGAAGATCAATTATATTATTCGGAGAAAATGATACTTGACGATTGATAATATCAAGACCTTTTGATTTTAAAGTATTTTTGGAATCTAATAAGTTTTCTATATCTTCTTCATTAATATTGATTTTCAATCTATTTTTATAATTCAATTTAAGATTTTGGGTAAAATTTCTTATTCCAATCAATTCATAGAAATCTTTTTCGGTAATATCTGTTGAGGCACTTCTACTTAGTTGTTCAGTATATTTTTGAGGTAACAAATTTTGATTAACAACAAAATCCCATTCATTTACTTTTTCTAAGGGGTACCAAATGTCATCGTTCTCATCTTTCCGTTTAGAATCAGCAATTTTAAAATCGCCAATAAAATCTTGTGCACCAAAAACTTTAAGAATACATTTATCCCCCTTTTGAAATTCATCTTCTCTCACTGAAGGATAAAATTTTCTAGATCTTAAAAAATTATCAGCTGTCCATTTAGAATCCCAACCTGACGTGTCATAATCTCTAGAATGTTTTGAACTTACTATCCAATAGCTCATATTATTCCTCCCTAATATTTATAAAATAGAATAATTCATATTAATTTATAATTATTGATAAAGTATATATATCCTTTATATGAAATTAATATTTGAGAAGTATAACAAAGTAAGAAAAATGATTTTGTAATTATAAAATCCAACAAAACCTGCAGGAAGCACGAAAGTGCGGCAGGTTTTATTGGACTGCTTAATATTAATACAAATCTAGTCTTTTCTTCGAGAGCAATGTGAAAACACATCTAAAATGATGCGTCATTTTAGATGGTTTCAAATGTTGTCCACCAAGTTGCCTTCCCCCATTAAGATGCAACCTTATATGGACGGCTGGTCATTGCCGTCCTGTTTGAAAGGGGGTTGATGGATGGGGGTTTGGGGGAAGGAATTTGGGGGGAAACATGTCATTGCGAAGGAGAAAAGGCGGTGTAATAGTAAAAAGCTTTCTGCTATTGTATATCTAATAAACAAAAGTTTTCTAATTGATAGTTTAGCACACATTTTTATCTTGCATGATATTACCAATAATTGTTAAAATAATATACAAATAGAAATAAATTAGGAGTGATAATAGTGGAAAGTACAGGAATAGTAAGACAAATTGATGAACTAGGAAAGATAGTAATACCGAAGGAACTAAGGGAAAAAATGGAACTTAGACAAAAGGATTCAATTAAGTTTTATGTTGAAAAAGGAAGATTAGTTTTAGAAAAATATGAAGATGGCTGTTTTTTCTGTGGTGATTTGGAACAAACTTTTGAGTTTGCAGGAGTTACTATATGCAAGAATTGTTCAGATAAGATGAATGAAAAATAGTAATATAACATATTCAATATTTGAAACTGTCCTTTTTTATAGGACAGTTTTTCATTTTACTTATATGTGGTTTTTACAGTTTAAAATTAATTTTATTGTTGTTTCATCTAAAAAAGTAAATAAATTAAGAAAGCAGGCACATTTAAAACTTGCAAAATATTACCATTTATTGCTATAATAATAAATAAATAGAAATACAATAAGGGTGGTTATAATGAAAAGCACAGGTATTGTTAGAAAAATTGATGATCTTGGAAGAATTGTTATTCCAAAAGAGTTGAGAGAAACCATGAATTATAAGAAAGGAAGTCCTGTTGAAATATTTGTTGAAGAAGGCAAAATATTTTTAGAAAAATATGAACCAGGATGTATTTTTTGTGGAGAGATGGATGATATTTATGAGTTTGAGGGAGTTATGATGTGCAAAGGTTGTTTGAAAAAGATATATGATAATGAATTAAAAGGAGAAAATGAATGGTAGGTTATAGAATTGTAAATTTATGTGTGTGTATGGAATAATGATGAATAAAAGGTTTATTTTGGTTGAAATAATTATTTTTATTCAAAAGACTTATGTATTAAGATGGTAAATAACATTGAGTAATTAAAAAGTTGTAAATTTAATATTGAACTTAAATTAATCATTATATAAAATCAAATTTTTAATGGAAATATTTAGAAATATTTTGTTAAAAACCTTGTTATGACAACTCTTGTGTGGTATAATAATTTCAATAAAAATGAAAATTGAAGTGAATTAAATGACAAATAATTTTGAAGCTGATGACACATATAAATAAAAAAGTTATTTTGAATCTGGTTATAATTTTCTAGATGGTGAATATAAAAATAAAGAAATTTCTGATGGTTTTTCAATTAATCCACATAAAGAAAACATTGAATTAAGATCACCAAAAGAGCAATGGTTAGAAGGTTTTGAAGATGATGTAAGAGAGTATCATAAGACATATAATAATTAAGTGGTATTGTTTGGATTTTCCAGAGAAAAATCATTTTGAGTGGATAACTGAAGAGGTTATGGAAGAGTCATTTAAAAAGTAAATTCTATAGAGCTTTATTATTTTTAAGTAATTATTGTTAGTGTTAATTATAGAATAAGAAAAGTGAACTGGATTATTAAAAGTTAAAAGTTTTTTATTGATATAAGGTTAAAAGTTTCATATAATGGTTTTTAAGTAATTTGAGATTAAAAATTACTATTTTTAAATAAATATATAATTTAGAATATAATGCAATATTAATTAAAAACAACATAATTTGAGGGGATATAATGAGATATTTAGGAAATAAGACTAAATTATTAGATTTTATAGGAAAAGTAATAAAGAATCATGATATCGAAGGAGAAACATTTGCTGATTTATTTGCTGGAACTGGTGCCGTAGGAGACTATTTTAAGGATGATTATAAAATCATAGCAAATGATTATATGTATTATTCAAAAATATTAAATGAAGCTAAATTATTAAACAATAGTATACCAACATTTAAAAAATTCAAAGAGAAGTATGACGTTGGTCCATTTGAGTGGTTAAACGCAAAAAAATATAAGGCTCAAGATAATTATTTTATTTATCAAAACTATACTCCGGTTGGCAATCGAAAGTATTTAACTGAAGAGAATGCTATTAAGATCGATGGGATTCGTTTAGATATTGAAGATTTTTTTGAAGAAGAAATTATTGATTATAATGAATATGTTTTTTTATTAGCTTCTTTGATTGAAAGTGTTCCTAGTGTTTCAAATACATCAGGTACTTATCAAGCTTTTTTTAAATTTTGGGAATCACGTTCTTTAAAAGAATTTATTTTAGAACCATTAGAAATGAAAAAAGTTAAAAATATAGATGAAAATAATAAAATATTTAATGAAAATACTAATAAGCTTGTTAGAGAAATATCTGGGGATATTGCTTATATTGATCCTCCTTATACTACTACTCAATATACGGTTGCATATCATTTGTTGGAAACAATAGCAAGATATGATTATCCTGAAATTTTTGGAAAAACTGGAAGACGTGTAAAACGTGAATTCTCTAATTACTCTAATAAATCTAAAGCAATAAAAGAATTTGAAGATTTATTTAGACAAATTAATTTTGATCATGTGTTTTTAAGTTACAGTAATCAATCTATTATACCTTTAGAAGAAATGGTTGAATTAGTTAAATTATTTGCAAAAAATGATGAGGTATATGTAGAAAAAAATAATTATCGTGAATATTCAACTAATAATTCTAGTCAAAAAGGGAATGGGAAAAAATTAAAAGAAGCTATAATTTATTTCAAAAAGGATAATGAAATTAATAAATCTCCTCTTAATTATTCTGGTAGTAAGGATGATATTCTTCCGGAGATATTTAAGCAGCTTCCTAAACATGTAGGAACTTTCGTTGATGCAATGGGAGGAGCTTTTAATGTTGGGGCAAATGTTTTTGCCAAAAATAAAGTTATTTACAATGAATATAATCCATATATATATGAAATTGTTAACATGATTATTACTAAAGGAAAAGAAGAATTAATTAAAGAGGTTGAGGGAGTAGTAGAAAAATTCAATTTGGAAAAAGAGGCAAAAGAAGAATATATATCTTTAAGAAATTACTACAATAATAAAGATAAGTCAGCTTTGAATCTTTTTACTTTGCAAATATATGCTTTCCAAAATATGATAAGGTTTAATAATTCCCAAGAAATGAATACACCTGTAGGAAATAATGAATTTAGTGATGGTATTATGGAGCGTATTATAAAATTTAAAATTAAGTCACCAAAGTTTGAGTTACGAAAAGGCAAATATCAAGAATTGAATATAGATGAATTACCTGATGATACAGTTTTTTATTTCGATCCTCCATATTTTGTTACTAAAGCTGAGTACAATGATGGGAAAAGAGGATTTGATGGATGGGGAGCTAATCAAGAATCTGAATTACTTAAATTTTTATCATCTGTTCATAATAAAGAATATAAATTTATGTTGTCAAATGTGCTTCATCATAGAGGTAAAAAAAATAATTTGTTAATTGAGTGGCTTGAATCTAATGAGTTTAATGTTATAAATGTAGGAACAACTGGAATAAAATATCCAAGAAAAGAAGTTTTGATTACAAATTACAAATTGTTTAAAAAATAATTTAGTAAGTTTTTTATTTCGTAAGAATTAAAATAATATTGAAAATTTGAGCGACTATATTTCATATGTGGAAAAGAAGTTGCTACTTTTATAAATTTTCAATATTATTTTTTTATATTTAATTCACATATTTATAAATAATTAATAGTAAAATGTTCTTTTATAACACTTTATTGGAAATAATTTCACTTTTATGATAAATTATATATATAATTTGTTATGGAGGTGTGAAATAATATGGGAAAAATTTTACTATTAGATAAACGTGGATTTCCTGAAAAATTTGAAAAAATTGATTGTGATCCAGATGGAGGTTTAACTAAAAAAGAATATATTGAGAAAGAAATCATAAATTCAATAAACACATATAATTACAAAATGGATATAACTAAAATTGAATATAAAAACATAAATGATTCTTTTTCAAGAGTTTCTACTGGTAAATTTATGGGATTAATTGTAGAAAATAATAAAAAAGAAAAAAATGATGATATATGGAATGGAAGAAAAATTGTATCTTATGTTTTCATGTCACCTACTTCTAATCAAGGGCGTAATACATTTTGTTCTCAAAAAATATTTCCTGAGATTATTGACTTGATGTCATTCTATCTCTCTTCTCCAACATTTAAACTTTTAAATCATCCTATTCAGTTTATTAACATCTCAGGTGAAAAATTATCTTCTAATAAAATATTGATACAGTTCGCTTATTTAGTATTAATGGGAATTGAATATATTGAGGTCTTTAATGAATCATTTAACCCTAAAGATGTTCCTCCAGATATTAAAAAATTTTTTGAAACTTATGAACCTCAATTTGAGGAAAAAGAAGGATCTATTTTTTCATCTGATTATTATAATATTGATTTTTCATCGAAAAAATTAAAAATCAAGACTGATAAATTAGAAGTTGGTGATCATTTAGAAAAACATGGTGATAAATTTTCATTTAAAGGAAGTTATGAAAAATTTTATTGGATTGTAATTCTTCCAACTATTATATTAGCATATGAAAATGGTTATGATATAGATTATTCTAATTTGAAAGATTTTTATGATTCATATAGAGATAAATTTGGTGGTAGTGAAAAAATAGAACGCTTTAATGTACTACTTAGTTATATAAAAAAATTACTTTCTAAGGCAAGGTGAAAAAATGTATCAATATAAACAGATTATTTACTTTGGTGCACCAGGCACAGGAAAAAGTTATAATGTAAAAGAAAGACTAAAAGATGTCAGAAATGATAAAATTTTTCGTGTAACGATTCATCCTGAGTATACATATTCTGATTTTGTTGGTCAACTATTACCCGAAGAAAATCCTACAACTAAAACAGTAGAGTTTTCATTTAAAAAGGGACCATTTACTAGAGCTTTGGTTGAAGCCCATGAAAATTATGCTGAAAATGTTTATCTGATATTGGAAGAACTATCTAGAGGAAATGTTGCTGCTATTTTCGGAGATATATTTCAATTGCTAGATAGAAATGAAAATTTCGAAAGTGAATATCCAATTCGTAATAAAGATATAGCTGATCAAATTGACGTGTTACCTACTAATGAAATTACTTTACCATCAAATTTTAATATTATTGGGACAGTAAATACAAGTGATCAAAGTGTATATCCTATGGATACAGCTTTTAAAAGACGTTTTGAATGGAAATATGTAACAAGCCGACCTGTAAAAGATGAAGATGGTAATTTTCTAAAAAAATTGAATAACCCCAAAGTAATAGTATTAACTAACAAAAATAAGATTGAAACAACTTGGCATTCATTTTATTCAGCATTAAACTTATTTATAACTGATAATGAAAATGGTTTAGGAAAGAGTGAAGATAAACAAATAGGACAGTTTTTTGTAGATTTTGGTAAAGTTCTTACTGAAAATTCTCATTCTACTAATACTTCAAAAGCAGATAAAGCTAAAAGAAACATTACTAAAAAAATCAAAAACAAATTGTTACTCTATTTATGGCAAGATGTTCAAGGAAATTCTTCGTTTAATATTTCATCAAAACTTTTTTCAAGAGAAATTAAAAGTTTTGATGATTTATATTCAAAGTATGGTTATGACAAAGTTTTTAGTGATATATTTATAGAAGATTTTTTAGAACCCCATACTGATGAATATCCTTATGATTGAAAGTGGTGTTTAAATGATACTTAATTATGCTAGAGATGGACAAGAATTTAATAAAAATAATCTTATTGATAATGGATTTAATATTGATGAAAGAGATTTTCAAATAAACCAAAAGGGAATAAGCGAACAAGGAATGGAAACAGAAGGTCATGAATATGTCCTAAATTTTGTAGGTTTTTTGACAAATCATAAAGGAGACATTTTTTCAGTGTTTCCTAAAAATTATAAAGTAGAAAATCTTAAGAAAGATTCTATTAAATTATTTAAAGTAATTGCAAAACATATGCAAAGAAGACCAGAAATATATTTAGGAAATTATTATGGTGATAAATTTAAATCAAACTACCCTTTCGCTGCCTTTTTTGGTATATATGAATATTATTCTAAATATGGGCTATACTTTGAGGAGAATATTCACATTAAACCTAATAGTGGGAAAAAAGTAAATTGGAAAGCAACAATTCGTCTTTCAGATAAATATATTTTCGATAACAATTTAGTATTTCTTCCTATTTATTATGAAAAAAAGTATTACTTCAAAGAATTTTTAACTAAATGTATGATTTTTGCTATCGATTATACTATTGATAAATTTAATATGTTTATCGATTTAAATAAAACAGGACAAGCATTTCCGGATTTTAATTTTTTTAATGAAAAAGAAGTTATATTAAATAAACTCATTTCCTTACGTCAACAGACTTTCAAAGATAATTTGATAGAATTAATTGACCACTTAATAAATTTTTTTAAAAAATTGAATGAAGGTGGAGATTATTATTTAAAGCATTATTCATTTCGTTTCATTTGGGAAGATATGGTGATGAACTATTTAAAAACATATTATAAAGAAGTAAAAGATAATAAAATTGTTTTTGATAAAAAAAATTCTAGTAGTAGTATAGATTTTACAAAAAAATCTTTTTACCCAAATCTTGCTAATAAAAAAGATTATTTTACTCCAGATCATTATTATTGTGAAAAAAAGAATCAGTTAATATTTGATGCAAAATATTACACTAGTATTCAAGGCATGAATTATAAACAAATTGCATACCATTTATTTTTAAATGAATATAGAGAAGATATTGATGATGAACCTAAATTTTCAAACACATATTCTGCTCTTATTCTTCCAGCAGAAAAACGTAAAAGCAAGATTCATTTCAAAATGGATCCAAAATTTAATAAATCCAATAGTGATATAGAAATTTCAGAAGAATATATTGATATTCGTGAAGTTATAAATGCATATTTATAAGCATGTTCTCATATTCTAAATTGTTATTATATATTTTATATCTTAACTTTTTAACTTATATAATTATAAAAAAAGAAATTTGAAATTTATTCATAAAAATCACCTCAAATAGTTAATTAGAAAATGAAATAATTTATACCCATTTAAATGCTGTAAATGCTGACCTACCTTGTTCTGAATTATATAATCGAGAAATAATAGAATGGTTATTGAAGAAATCAACTATTCAGGTGTTATAACCACTATAAACGGATTTAAAAGACCATTTGATCTTGATAATAAAGAGGAAGTGCTTGAATTTCGTATAAGAATAAAAAAGACATTAAACTATCTAAATGTCCTTAAGAAGCACAGAAAATAATCTGGAAAATTATGCTAAACTAGAGTAATGTTTTTGACAAGCGAAAATAGTAAATATAAAGAAACAAATAAAGTAAATAATAGTTTAACTGATGTTTAGTGAGATTTAAAGTGCAAGTCAGTATCTAAGAAGTCTTAGGAAAAGTCAGGAAACAGAGAAAAAAGGAATAAAATACAACAAAGAACAAATTATGTATCTCAAATTCACAAAAACTTAATAAAAATCTCTTATCAAGAACGGTGGAGGGAACGGACCCTATGAAGCCTAGCAACCCCTGGAAACAGGAAGGTGCTAAATTCCGCAGCTGTAAAGTTGGAAGATAAGGGAAGAGTGTCACTTTATGCCTCTTCTCTTATGAGAAGAGATTTTTTTATTTTAGAGAGGAGGTGTAATCGTGAAAGGAGATCTTCATAGATGTTATGATTTCTTTATGATAAAGCCTGGCAAAAAAGAGGAAGTATACTGCAGAGTATGTGGAACAAAATGTGAAGCCAGCAGAGGAGTTGAAGGTCATGTAAGTATGGCAACATCTATGGCTGGAATTAAAGTTAAGCATGATCAATTTACCTGTCCACATTATGAAGAGAAATGGCACTATAAAGCCTATAAATTACTAAAAGAATTAGAAGAGACTGAAAGTAAAAGAGTAGGTGAATTAATAAGACAAGATTTGGATGAAATGTTAGAAGAGAATATGGGACAATAA